GGAAGGATTACAGAAAATACCTACACGAATACTTAAAATAATAGAGTTATAAATGACATCACCAATATATTTTTTCACCAGAAGTGGATGTGTCTGGTGTCAGAAAATGAAACCAGCAATAGATCACATAAATGAAACGCTGAATGACGAACAGAAAATAGAAATTCTTTCTATTGACGAACCAAAATCAAAATTAATATACGATAATATCATTCGTATGAATAAACTACAGAATGTTGTTCCACTAATGTATAATTCAAATATAGGAACAACGCTTTTAGGCTATAAGGACAAAAAAGACATCAAGAAGTTTCTCAGAGCAGAACCAATTGATTATAAAAAACCATTAACGCCTTTACCACAATTTGATATAGAAAATAGTTCAAGAAAAGACTTGGATAATTGGAAAAAAGATGTTATATTGTGGTATGTAAAAAATAAAGATAATCTACCCTCTAATGTTATAGATAAGGAGAAGATGATTGATATGGTATATAAACAATTTATGGCATATCGAACAAAACCCTTGACTATTGACGAAAGATTAAGTAAATTAGAAGAACAATCACACGAGCCACAAAATTATCGTGAAGAATGTGAGAGGATGAATAAAGAATTAAAAAACCTAAAGCTACAAATAAAAAAGTTAAAAAGACTAAAATAAAGCTTGTTTTTTAACAAAAAAATTCGTATATTATATGAATAGGTTACAAGTAAATATTAGCAATTAGATATTTATACAAGTAACAATAACAATAACAAATAAACATAAGTAGGAGAAGTACAATGGACTTAGATGCTATAAAAAGCCGTCTCAATCAGTTACAAAACACAACCACGAACTCGTTTTGGAAACCTCAACCTGGAAAATCACAAATTAGGATAGTACCTTATCTACATGATAAAGCTAATCCTTTTAGTGAACTTTTCTTTCATTACTCATTAGTGCCAAATAAAACGGTGTTATCACCTTTATCATTTGGACGACCTGATCCGGTTCAACAATTTGCTGACAAGCTTAAAGCTTCTGGCAACAAAGATGAATGGATTCAAGGCAAGAGAATCGAACCTAAAATGAGAACTTTTGTTCCTGTTATAGCTCGTGGTGAAGAAAGCGAAGGTGTTAAGTTTTGGGGTTTTGGTAAAACTGTATATCAAGAACTTCTTGGTATAATTGCTGATCCAGATTATGGTGATATCTCAGACTCAACAACTGGTCGTGATATTGTTGTCGAAAGACAAACGCCTGCTGAAGCTGGTAACCAATATGGTAAGACAACTATTCGTGTCAAACCAAATCAGACAGCACTTTCCGATGATTCTGCTATCTTGCAGAAACTTTTGGAAACTCAAGCTAATTTGACAGAGTTATATAATGAACCGACTTATGATGAATTAAAAGAACATCTTTCAGGTTTCTTGAATCCACAAGATTCTACACCAGAAACTACGAAAGAACCAGAAATGGTTACTACCGAAAAATCTTCTAACGTAGAAGACGATTTCGATAAACTATTTAATTCTTAACCGTACGGTCGAGGTGTGCTGGTTTCCTCCTTTTTCCGGCACACCTCTTTATTAGGAGTAGTAGATGTCAAACAGAGATGAATTAGCCGAAGTAATCGCTTCGGAATTAAACAAACAATTTAAATCACATCAAGTTGCTTATTTTCTTGATGGGGTTGGTGAAACACCAACAGATGTTACGGATTGGATTTCAACCGGTTCAACATTATTAGATTTAGCAGTATCAAATAGACCAGATGGTGGATTAGCCGCTGGTAGAATTACCGAAATAAACGGACTTGAGGGAACTGGTAAATCACTTATCGGTGCTCACGCTCTTGCTTCTACACAGAAGAAGGGTGGTTTAGCCGTTTATATCGATACTGAATCTGCTGTATCAGCTGAATTCTTACAGGCTATCGGTATAGATACTGATAAAATGTTATATGTTCACTTGGAAACAGTAGAGGATATATTTGATACCATAGAAACAATCGTTACAAAAATCCGTGAATCAGATAAAGATAAATTGGTTACTATACTTGTTGATAGTTTAGCTGCTGCTTCTACTAAGGTAGAGATGGATGCTGACTTTGATAAGGATGGTTGGGCTACTTCAAAGGCTATAGTTTTATCTAAAGCTATGAGAAAGATTACCCAAATGATTGCTCGTCAAAAAGTATGTTTAATCTTCACCAATCAGTTACGCCAGAAAATGGGTGTAATGTTCGGTGATCCTTGGACTACTAGTGGTGGTAAAGCATTACCATTTCACGCTTCCACTCGTATTCGTTTAAAGAATATGGGACAAATCAAAGATACTAAGAAGAATACCATTGGTATTAAGATTAGGGCTCAAGTTATTAAGAATCGTTTAGGTCCGCCTTTGAGAAGTGCTGACTTTCAACTATACTTTGATAAGGGTATTGATGATTTTGGTAGTTGGTTGACCGTGATGAAAGACCACAATCTTGTTAAACAAGGTGGTGCTTGGTATACCTTTACCGATCAAGATGGTAAAGACCATAAGTTTCAATCTAAAGACTTTGAATCACTTATGGCTGATGAAGAAACTCAAAAGTATGTATATGATTTGATATGTCAGAAGATTGTATTAAAGTATGATTCTGGTAAATTAGGAATTGATGATGTATCTACAACTGATGAGTTTGCGGATGCCTGATGAAAGCAAGAATCTTTTAACACAAAAGTTCTATGAATTTAAAGATGAGATTGGTGTAAATCCTGAAACTAAGAATTTAAACGACCACGTTTTATTGGTCGATGGTTTTAATACGTTCATTCGTAGTTTCAGCGTCAATCCATCTTTAAATGAAGATGGTGCTCACGTAGGTGGATTAGTAGGGTTTTTAAAATCAATAAGATACACAATTAACAAGTTTAAACCAACTCGTTGTATTATTGTGTTTGATGGTAAAAACTCTTCTAAACCGCGTCAAAAGATATATCCACAATACAAAGCTGGTCGTAAAGTTAGAAGCAGACTAAATCGTCTTGTAGATTGGGGTGGAGGTCCACACAATGAACGAGAAAGTATGGGAATGCAACTTAAACGACTAGTTGAGTATTTGGAGTGTTTACCACTAACTCTTATATCAATTGATAACTTAGAAGCAGACGATATAATGAGTTATATCCCCAATTCGGTTTTAAATAAAAGTAATTTCACAATAATGTCCTCTGATAAAGATTTCTATCAATTAGTAGATGAAAGAGTAAAGCTTTATTCACCTACAAAAAAAGTTCTATATGATAGAGATTTAATAAGAAAAGAGTTTGGAGTTTACCCACAAAATGTGTTAACTTGTAGGGTGATAGATGGGGACAAATCAGACGAAATACCTGGAGTAAGGGGTGTAGGTGTTAAAACTTTAGTTAAAGAGTTTCCACTTCTAGCAGAAGATAAAACCTTTACAACTAAAGACCTTTTAGATATGGCTAACTCTAAAGATAGTAGGGTATCAAATCTAATAAAAGATAATGAGTTAATAGTAAAGAGGAATTACTTATTGATGCAATTATCAGATCCTGACATAAAAAATCAGATAAAACTAAAAATCGGAGATTCGGTCAAATGTATGGCGCCAAGTTTAGTAAAATATCAGTTGCAAACCTTATTTGTAAAGGATAAATTATGGGGGCAAATACCTAATTTTGATAATTGGATAACAGAGTTTCATATCCTTGACCACTATTGGAAAAATAAAAAATGAATAAGACAAAAAACATTTCGGAGTTTGGATATAGCTTCCAAGTAAAGTTTATCGTATGTTTAATAACCGATAAGCTGTTCTTGGAACAAATTGTTGATATATTAGACGAAAAGTATATTGATAATGATGGTTTTAAGTGGATTGTTAAAGAAATCCGTGAATATTACAATGAATATAAAACAACCATCACTATGGAAGTGTTTAAGATTAAAATAAAGGAAATAGAGTCGGAATTACTTCAAGTAAATGTAAAAGATTCACTAAAAGAGATTTTTAAGAGTATAGAAGCTGATGATTTAGAATATATCAAAGATAAAGCATTAGAATTTCACAAAACACAAGTTTTAAAGGATGCCGTCATCCAATCAGCACAAATACTAGAAATGGATGGTAATACCGATGAAATAAAATCACTTATTGACTCTGCTATGCAAGCTGGGGTTGAAAGAAACTTAGGGCATGATTATTTAGTAGATATAGAAGAAAGATATTCAGATACGGCAAGAATTACATCACCAACTCCGTGGGATATTATAAATGAGTTGATGCAAGGTGGTTTAGGTGCTGGTGAGTTAGGGGTTGTAGTTGCTCCTGCTGGTATCGGTAAATCTTGGGTGTTAAGTGCTATGGGTGCTTATGCTATCTCACAAGGATTAAATGTAGTTCATTATACCTTAGAGTTAAATGAAGCTTATGTTGGTTTGAGATACGATAGTATTTTTACCGGCGTAGAAAGTCAAAATCTTAAATATCACAAAGAAGAAGTAATGGAAAAGTTATATGATTTAAAAGGTAGCTTAACTATTAAGTATTACCCAACTAAAGCTTGTA